TTCTGTGGACCTGTTCGCTGCAGGCGGAGGCAATGAGCATTTTGTTTTTGAATATACCAAGTAAATTATGGCAAAAATACAAGTTGTAAAGACGAACACATGGAGGTGTAATGATTTATGGAACAGTCTGAAAAGAACTTATCTGAACTGGTGGATATCAGAGATGTCGTGATAGATAAAAGCCTGCCGCTGGAAGAGCGCGTGAGGTCTTATGTTGAACAGATCAAGGATCCGTATTGCTTTAAGGTCGGAGATGTCGTTGTCCGGGTATCATACGCAGACAAGGATAAATCCCTTACCGACAGCTTCACTTCCATGATCGCTTCAATGTAATGGTAATAATTGCTATGCGGATTTTAAGTGTAACGGCTGGATTTTCTCGGTTGTCTGTGCTATAATTAAATACGGACAAAACCAGCGATAACTCCGGCTGTTTATTCGTACTCGAATAATACAGATAGGAGTGGCGCTATGAATAAGATTATAGATCAAACATTCAAGGTTGCCATCTATCTTCGTTTATCGAAGGAGGATGACGACCTTTCGTGCTCTTCGGGAGCCAAAAGCGAAAGCAACAGTATCAGCAACCAGAGAAAGCTGATATATGACTTTATGAAATCGCATCCGGAACTCGAACTGTATGACGAGTACAAGGATGACGGAAAAAGCGGTTCCAACTTTGACCGTGCTGAATTTCAGCGAATGATGAAGGACATCGAGGCGGGAAAGGTCAATTGCGTAATCGTAAAGGATCAATCCCGTTTCGGCAGAGACTATATTGATGTCGGAAAATACAAAGAAAAGATTTTCCCCAAACTCGGCGTTCGGTTTATTACCATAAACGAGGGCTATGATTCGCTTTCGGCAACATCTTCGGATGATCTTGCCTTTACGATCAACAGCTTCGTTTATGATTTTTATATCCGCGATATATCTACTAAGATCCGTACAAACCTTACGGCGAAAAAGCAAAACGGAGAGTATGCCGGAGCATTTGTGGCTTACGGATATGTCAAAGACAGCGACGACAAGAGTAAATTGGTTGTTGATCCGTTTGCCGCAAATGTTGTAAGAGATATATTCCGGTGGAAAATCGAAGGGCTGAGTCCGCAGAATATTGCCGTGCGTCTGAATGAACTCGGCATCCCCTCGCCTGCAGAGTATAAGCGGCTGAGCGGAAGCAAGTACAAAACGAGCTTTCAGACATCTTCAAAAGCCATATGGAGTCATGTTTCTGTAAGGCGCATTCTGAAGAATGAAATTTATCTCGGCGTGATGATCCAGGGCAAACGAACAACGCCGAATTATAAGACCAAGACAGTGGTTGCAAAAGCAGAAAGTGAGTGGCTTCGCGTGGAAGGTACACATGAGGCTATTATTTCTGTGCGTGATTTTGAGCTTGTTCAGGAACTGCTGAAGGACGATACGCATTGCCGTGCGGGAGATGTAACAGTACCGGTATACGCCGGCCGCATTTATTGTGGCGACTGCGGTGCTACGGCTGTCAGAAAGACGGTATCCTACGCAGGCAAACGCTATGTATATTATGTCTGCAACGCCAATAAGCACGATAAAACGGTGTGCAGCAGGCATTCCATAAGAGAAGATGTTTTGGACCAGGTAATCTATCAGACGGTCCGGCATCAAATTGACCTGCTGCTGGATGTAGATAAGGCACTTAGACAGTTTGAGAATCTGTCATGGGAAAAGCACAAACTGAAGCAGCTTGACGCAAGCATCGAAATACAGGAAGAAGTCGTTCGGAAAAACAACACGCTGCGCCTCGGAATCTATGAGGATCTGCGGGCGGGCTTGCTGGACAGGTCCGAATATGAATCTTTGAAAAAAGAGCTTGCAGAAAGAATTGACGAAGCAACTGCCGCCATCGAAAAGCTGAACAAAGAGAAACGGGAGATCCTCGATGGCGTTTCAAAGCAGCAATCCTGGGCTGAACAGTTCCGTCAGTATGAAAATGTGACCGAGCTCACGCGACCAATGGTTATTCATCTGATTGAACGCATCAATATTTTCGAGGACTCTAATATTGAGATCGTGTTCCGCCATCGGAATCAGATTGAAGAAATATTGCAGTTTATCTCGGAGAAAACCGCAAACAAGAAAGTATTGGCTATGCCGATAAGGGAGGTGGGATAGTGGCCAGAGTATCACGGAAAAACGGCGTTTCCGAAAGTCAGCCGAAAGGTCAAAGGCAGACCGTGTTTCGTACCGCACTTTATGTTCGTTTGTCTGTTGAGGACAACGGCAAGGTCGATGCAGATTCGATTGAAAATCAGGAACTGCTGCTGAGAAACTATCTTGCCGAGCGGCCCTATCTCGAACTGAAAGAGGTATATGCCGATAACGGCTACACGGGCACCGATTTTGAGCGTCCCGCATTTAATCGAATGATCGAGGATGTGCGGAAAGGGCGAATCGATTGCATCGTTGTGAAGGACTTTTCCCGCCTTGGCAGAAACTATGTAGAGACCGGAGAATATCTGGAACGCATCTTTCCTTTCCTCGGCATACGCTTTATTTCCGTCAGCGACGATTATGACAGCAGCTCTGCCAACGCCGGTGAAAAGCTCGCCGCTACTCTTAAAAACCTGATCAACGATATGTACGCAAAGGACATATCCAAAAAGATCTGCTCGACAATAAAGAATAAGAGGCTGCGCGGCGATTACATCGGCAATTATGCTCCGTATGGCTATCTGAAGGATGAAAATAATCGGAGCCGATTGGTAATCGATCATGAGATTGCTCCGATCGTAGTCGAGATCTTTGAACTCCGAGCGAAAGGGATCGGCTTTGAAACTATATGCCGTATGCTCAACGAAAAAGGCTATCCCTCCCCGGGGCGGCTACGCTATGAGCGCGGCATTATAACAAATAATAATAAGAAAGGGAGTGAACTGCCCTGGAATCGCCATGTTCTGAAAGACCTGCTTGTCAATGTGGTCTATATCGGGAATCTGGCGCAAGGACGCAGCTCGCAGTGCCTGTATAAGGGCGAAAAATACCATTGGACAAAAGAGGTGGACTGGGATGTGGTTGAAGGGACGCACGAGCCGATTATCAGCATGGAGCTGTGGAATAAGGTGCAGGAGATCAACAAAAAGGTCTCAAGCGATGTGAAGAAATCGTTCGGACGCTATGCACATCTCCCCAAGCGACCCAATCCATACGGTTCTGTTTTGAGGTGTGCCGACTGCGGGCGTGTTATGAAGTATGTACGCAGCTATACACGGCCGAGAAAGGACGGCGTGGTCACCGACTACTACAATTATAAATGTCCTACAAACATCGAACTTGGAGACACGACGTGCTCAAAAAAGAGCATCCGAGCCGATGACCTTGATGAAATCGTGTTGAGCGTTATACGAAAACAGATGGATTTATTCCTTGACACGCAAAAAACACTGCTCGGCTTGATCGCTTTGGAGAAAGAAAAAGCAAAGCACAGTGTACCGGCAAATCATGTCAAAGAACTGCAGGATAAGCTGGACCAAAAGAAAAAGCTGTTTTCCCGGTTGTATATCGACTTCAAGGACGGCATATTGACGCAGCGAGAATATTTGCTTGCCAGAGATGTGTATCAAAAGGAAATCGCCGCATATGAAACCGAATTGCAGGAGCTTCAGGCAATCAAAACAAAAACCAAAGTAACTGAAACAGGCACCCGAAAATGGAATCGGCTCATTTCACGCTATTACAAGGCGGAAACGGTGACCGAAGAAATGGTCGAAGCAATGGTTGATGAGATCCGAGTGAATACCGACGGCTCTTTGGATATTCGGTTTAAGTACATGCCTGAGTTTGAGGAAATGTTCAAGGAGTGCGAGCGAATCAGAAAGGAGGTTGCCTAAATGCCGAAAAAACAGATTGCTGTGTATCTCAGGCTATCGCTTGAGGACACCGGTGCGAATGATGAGAGTAATAGTATTACGGCCCAGCGCAGCATCATCGCTCAGTTCATTCAAGGGCAGCCTGAGCTTGCTTCTATGAAGACGGTCGAGTTCGTCGATGACGGATATTCCGGGACGAATTTCGACCGTCCAGGTTTTAAGCGGATGATGGCGATGGTGCGCTCCGGTGATGTTTCCTGCATCATTGTGAAAGACCTTTCCCGGTTTGCGCGAAACTATATTGAAGCCGGCGATTACCTTGAGCACATCTTTCCGTATCTCGGTATTCGGTTTATTGCAGTCAATAACCATTATGACAGCAATCAGTTTATCGGGACAACCGGCGGCATTGATGTCGCCTTCCGAAACTTTATGTATGAGATGTACAGCGTTGACATCTCGAAAAAGGTAAAAGCGTCTCAGCATATGCTGATGAGAAGCGGCCGGTATGTCAGCCATTGCCCGTATGGATACACAAAGATTAAAGGGCAAAAGCACCATATGGTACCGGATTCTGAAACTGCGCCCATTGTGCGAGATATTTTCCTGTGGGCTATTGAGGGGAAGAAATCCACAGAAATTGCCCGTATCCTGAACGAAAAGCATATTCCAACGCCGATGCAGCACAAAAAACTATCTCGGCAAGGTATGGACAACGAGGCGATGTGGAGTCATCAGGCGGTGCTCCGAATTATACGAGATTATAAGTATACCGGAGCTATGGTGTCCTTCAAATGCGGAAATGAAACCATTCGAGCCAAGGTGCAAAAACGGTATGCGCCGGAGGATTATGTGATAAATGAGGGTATGCACGAGCCCATCGTTACACACGAGGAATATTACGCAGCGAATGATACCCTGCGGAAGGTGAAAAAGTACGATGTTGTCAGAACCGACCGCCGTGACCGTGTCTACTATTGCGGGCACTGTGGCCGCAGACTTCGTAAGACCTTTGGCTCGGACGAATATTATTCCTGCGCTACGCCGTTATATATAAGAGATGCTCCGTGCGCAGGCATTCATTGGAGTCGGACAAATATAGAGGATGTTGTCTTCACCACATACAAACGGCAGCTGCAAATCGTCAGCGAAGAATATCGCAGGACAGTAAATGAAAAGCGGCCGGATAAACTTGCTCCTCTTCGGGCGCAACAGAAATCCCTCCGCGTTCAGCTCGGAGGGATCGGCGGAAAGGTTGCCTCGCTGTATGAGCAATTTCGTTCCGATGAAATATCCCGGAATGCTTTTCTCGAAAAGAAAGGCGCTCTTTCAGAGGATAGGGACAGACTCCAGACGGAGTTATCACGAATCGAGGATGAAATCGAAGGCCTGCTGCAAAAGCAGGAAGAAAGCAACACTGCAATGAATGCAATCAAAAATATCGCCGCTGCAGCAGATGAGCCGGACGATAAACTCCGGGAAAGAATGTACGACGATATAGACCACGTCATTGTTTTTGACAACGAAAATCTGAAAATCGAATGGAAGTTTGATGTTGCCTTTCAACTTTCATGACCATGTAAAAGCCAGCTTTTCGCTGGCTTTTATGCTGTTTTTGTGTTATAATAACGCAAGGGTTAATTTTGTCGAAAGTCTGGAAACCATTGATATATAAGGGTTTTTAAGAATTTTTGGATTCTACTTGACACAAGCAGACGACCTGGGACGGGTGGTCATTCCCAAGGAGATCCGCCGCACCATGCGCATCCGTGAGGGCGACCCGTTGGAGATCTACACCTCCCGGGAGGGGGAGGTCATTTTCAAGAAGTATTC